CTAATTTACATATGGTGAACCGCATGAGTTAAGGTGCGAACTTTTATATAGTTCGTTAATATCAGAGTAAGTCACGTCTTTATCACTATTATTCAGGTTATAGACAATACATATTTTGTCGGAGTAAATATAAATTTTATAGATAAAGCAATCAATAATTTGATTATAGAAAGAAACATCAACTCTTTTATTATAGAATACATTTAACATATAAATGATTTGTTTTTCAGATAATAACCTATTACTATTTAATTGTTGGGTAGATATTTCAAGTTCTAATTTATATTTTTCTTGTTCTAATTGTTCTAATCTATCTTTAGTTGAAGTTGTAATAATACCTGCTTCAATGGCATTCATTAGATTATTTATTTTAGTTTTTGTGGCGGTTAATTGTTTTTTTAGCATTGATAATATATCATTGATTTTATTATCTGCTTGTTGTATTTCAAGACATTTTTTAGCAATCATTTTAAAATGCTTAGGATTTAATATATCTTTTACTGTATATTGGATAATTATATCTTCAAGAAGTTCTTTACGATACTTTTTTTGCTTACAATGTCTATTGCTACAAACATAATAGTGATATTTTACTTTAGTTTTGCTAGTGCCTGTTTTACCAGTCATAGAATGTTCACATAGTCCGCAAAATAGTTTACCAGATAATAAATAGTTAACTTTAGCCCTTGTAGTATGACGGCGATTAAAAAGAATACGAGATTGAACTTTATTGAATAAAGCTTCATCAATTATTGGAGGAATGGCATCTTTGACACATACATCTTCTAATTCATATATGCCAATATATTTTTTGTTAGTAAGCATACGATTTAGAGAAGAACGATTCCATTTACGACCTTTTCCAGCATAATTAGGTAAAGTATTTAATTCATTGAAAATATCAATAGCTCGTCTACCTTTAGCATAATCTTCAAAGATTTTTTTTACATAAGGTGCTTGTTCATCATCGATTACATATTTTTTATTTACGATTTTATAACCAAAAGGACAAGCTCCACCAAAGGATAAACCTTTTCGTATATTTTCTTTTATACCACGTTTAACTTTCTGGCTAAGTTCAGCACTATAATATTCAGCAAAACCTTCAAGCATAGACTCAAGAATAATTCCTTCAGGACCATCAGGAATATTTTCTTTAGCATAAAAAATCTTGATGCCGTTTTTCTTCAATTTTGCTTTATATACAGCACTATCATAACGATTGCGAGCAAAACGGTCTGTTTTATAAACTAATACAGCATCAAAAAGACCACTAGAACTATCTTTTATCATTTGTAAGAAAGAAGGTCTATCGTCAGTTTTACCACTTAAAGCACGGTCAATATAATGTTTAATAATAACCATATCATGCGTTTTAGCAAATTGTTCACATTCATGAATTTGACCTTCGATAGATTGTTCATTTTGTTTGTCACTAGAATAGCGAGCATATATAACTGTCTTAAGCATAAAAAACACAGCCTTTCTTTATAAAAATAGCTGTGATATAATAACGCTATAGGTGAATGTGGTTATATATCACAGCATAAAAACGTTCAGTAGTGCAAATACTGGGCGTTTTTTTAGTTGTTCATGGATTAATATCATTTATCTAATGATTGCTGTAAATGTAGTATTTCTTGCTCACTTAATCCAGTATTTTGAGATATAAAATCAATAGGCATATTAGCTTTTAATAAATTAATAGCGATAGTTTTACGTTCACTTTGAATACCTTCTTGAATACCTTCCTGGATACCTTCTTGTTTAGAGGCACGCATACTGGAATTATAATCACGAATAGCTTTTTCTTGTAATTCGTAATCACGACGTTTAATTTCATCTTGAGAAAACATCATTTCATAGTTTAAAGCTTCTTTAATAGCTGGATTATTCATAGCGATGACCTCGCTTTCTTCATCAGTACATTGCGGAGAAAAATATGCTATCCAATTTTCAGCATTACGCATTTTTTTGATATCACTAAATTTAAATTTTTCTAGTTCAATAAAGTGCATCTCAAAATCATCAATTAAAATATCATTTGTTTCATCATTTCGTATATGGTATGAATTGTGATAAGTTTTATATGGTAAATGGTTAATTTCAAAGAATGATACTAATTCTATTTTTAAATCGTGTAATAGGTTCATAATAAAAATTCCATAGTATCTGTTGATTAAATTCATAATATATAAATTTAGCACCTAAAAAGGTGCTTTTATTATTAATACTATTTTAATTTTGGTGTACAATCAATAATAGTACTTATATATTTACCAGTATTGTTATCATATTGGTCAATAAGAGTAACAGTACCATCACTACCAGAAATAACAGTTTTAATTAATTCACTTTGATAAATTTCTTTATGTTTTTTTATCATATTATCAGAAGTATCTTCTTCTTCAGATATTTTTACTATATCAGTAGGCAACATTTGATTAATTAAATCTGTATCTTTTTTACCATTATTATTTTGAAAAGTAATGTTTAATGCTCTATTATCAGCAAAATTTACTACAAATTTATCATTTTGAAAATTTTTAATCATGCCATTATCTCTATTTGGCTCATCATGAGAATTAATCCATGTTTCAATATTGTCACCAATACCTGCTATAGTACAGATTTTTTCTGGTATTTCTGGTGTAGTAGATGTTACTTGAGAACTTGTTTCTACAACAGTAGAAGATGTAGATACTTGTTCTTTGGGAGTATCACCAGAACTAAAACAAGAACCAATTAAACCACAAATAATTATAATTCCTAAACAACCTATACCTTTTGACATATGAGAACACTCCTTTAATATATAGTATAAAATTTTATTCTACATATACAAAGAGAAATCCTTTAACACACCTAAAAAGGTGTTTTTTTTATGCCTTTTTTACATACCATTTGTACCAGTGGAAGCTGATGATGTTGTCGCCTTTTCTTCTTGATCTATCTCACCATTAACGACACGACGTTTTTCGGCTGGTGTAAGTTTATGGTCTGGCTTAGTTCGTTTTGGTGTAACAGTACCTTTATTTGTATATATTATTTTTATAATATCAACAAATTTTTTACGGTCTTCTTCAGATAATTGAATATAGTTTTTTATAATATCAATATCATTCTCATTTAGATTATATTTTGGGGCTAAATTTTCTATCATACTATCCATTGTTTCGATAAACATATCGCCTTGACCAGTACGAAGCCACTCTTCATTTATACTAAATTTTAAAGAAATTAATTGTAAGAATGAATCATCAGGAATTACCGTTCCACTTTCATAAGCAGCAATGGCTCGTCTGGATTTTCCACAAAGTATACCAAATTCCTGTTGCGTTTTTTTAAAATATTTTCGTATAAATTTTATACGTTCATTCAAAACTATCACCTACCTAAAAAGGTGTTTTTTTATGCTCTTTTTTCGTTGTTTGTAGTATTTGTAGTAGTGGAAGCTGAAGACGTTTGTGTATCCTCTGATTTAGTTAATTCATCACGAACTTGCTCTACTTTTTCATTAATAGAAAGTTCATCATCATTGATGGTAGATTTAGCTATTAATCTTAATAGAGATGCAAATTTTTGGCGGTCTTCTTTTTTTAATTGTATATAATTTTTTATAATAACTATTTCATCTGAATTTAGATCATAAGCTTTTATCAGTTCTTGAAGCATATTTTCTACAGTTTCTTTTAACATGTTTCCTTTGCCGTATAAAAGCCAATCTTTATTTATTGCATATATATCACAAATATGATTAATTATTAAATCTTTAGCTTCAACACGACCTTGTTCTATATTGGATATAACATCTCTAGAGACTCCTAGTTTTTTTCCAAATTCAATTTGATTTAATTTATAGTGTTTTCGAACAGTTTTTATACGTTCTTTTAATTTAGTTTTTGTATAGTATTTAACGATTTCCATATCATCACCTCATTTACATATTATAATTTAGAGAATAAGTTGTCAACTCAAAAATAGAACAACATTCATAGTTTTGAGGTTGACAACTCAAAAATAATAGATTATTATAGGTTTAGAACTTAAAAAAATAAAAAAATAAGAGTTAAAAACTGATTTTGAGGTGATGTATTATGAATGATAATGAATTAAAAAAAGAAATAATAGAAGATATTATTCCTATTTTAAAAGAATGTAGAAATAAAAATAAAAGTCAAACACTTTTAAAAGGTATAGTTATTGGAATGAGATTAAAAGATGAAGAAACTGAACCAAATAATAAAAAAATCGCCTAGAGCTTTACACTCTAGGCGAAAATGTGGCGGTGATAATTTGGATAAAATATTGCCATACAATGCAGAATTATGTGAAGCACGTAGTATAGGGTTTTATAAAGAAATTAATGGAAAGATGATTTATATAACAATTACTACACAAACACTACCTGCACATATATTAAAAATAAAAAGTAATGATTCTGTTGGACAATATTTAAAGGAATTATCAAATATTATTGATGAGTTACTAAACGAAGAAGAAAACCAGCAACTTGACCAGTAATCCATGAATGTTTTTGCATAAGTGAACTAAATTTACTTAAATAACCTTGTGTTGCAGGCATATTATTTTCTTCGAGAAATTTTAATTTATCTCTTAATTCTTGAATTTCTTGTCTATCTATAGAATTTTGAGGGATATGCTCGTCAATAAGTTTATCAAATTGTTCAAAACTAAAATAATTGTTAATAGTCACGGTATTGTTATTGCCAACAGAGCCGTAATTATTTTGAAAGTTTATATTTTGTACATTTTGAGCATTGGGATTATAGTCATTAATCCAATTAATTCCTTTTCCAGTAATTTTAAAACGAATAACATATTTAAATCTTATAGGTTGAAATGTATCATATATAAAATTATTACTTTCTAAATAGTTCATAATGGATATTAAGTATTCTTCTTTAAAATTGTTTAATTGAGCAATACGAACTGTATCTGCAAAAACGGTTTGGTTATTATTTATAAACTCGAAAGCACATTTTAAATATCGTTTAGCTTCATTTACTATATCCATGATAATCACCTCCTTTTAGAGGTGATTATAACACAAATTAGAAGTAATAAAAAATTGCCTAGAGTGTAAAGCTCTAGGCGAGAAAAATTATAACGTATCTATTAAATCATCTAGAATTTCATTAATAGATAAATATTTTTTTGAGGAGTAGTTTTTTTCTAAGATTTTGAAATACCATTTTTCAGTATCAAAGTTTTCTAGCCAATATAACAAATCTTCTTTTTTGGTATTTGAAAATGCTATACCTTGATATATCTTTTTTTCGTTATCGTTAAATATACCTAAACGATATTTCTGATGACCTTTTAAATTTATTTCTAAATCAAAAGGTAAATGAGTTCCAGCAAAATTGTTATCAAAATCTTCATGTCGTAAAGAAACTTTTTTATCATTAATTTTAGCAGTTATTGTATTGGCGGATACAGTAACATCAAAAGCTTTGATAGAAAAGTATTCTCTAAAATCAGTAAATGATTTTTCAGCAATTTCGGGTATTTTTTTCTTGATTTTTTCAGATAAAAGTTTATTTAACTTAACGATTTCTTCTTGAAGAGATAACTGCTCCTTTTCTTCATTGACGAAGGCTTTTAAATCCATGATAATCACCTCCTTCCAGAGATGATTATAACACAAATTAAAGGTAATAAAAAAACCTAGAGTATAAAGCTCTAGGCGAGAATGTGGCGGTGATATGATGATATACACAATTAGTGCTGTAATAATTGTTATTTTAGGATTAAAGATTATATTTTCTACAATACAAATTCATGCACTTATTTTATATATGTTAGAAAAAAATTATATACCACCAACAAAAAAAGAATTTGAATAATATTGTACTAAGTGGATATTACTTAGGATTAGGAAGAAATAAAATAAGATTTAATTATTTCACTAGTAACATTTTCAGCAACTGCGACAAATGATGATAATGATTTAACACCTAAATCTTTACAAATTTGTTTGGTTTTTTCAAAAACAGAATCATAACGAATATTTTCAATAAAATCATGTCCTTTTGGTGTTAAATCATTAACTATTATTGTGGTTGGTGTACTATCTTCGAGTAATTCTATTAAATTAGCTTTAACACAATAATTTAAATGGTAAATTAGTTCTTTATTGGGATATTTTGCTAGTAATTCATTTTGATATGATGAAGGTTTAGGCATATCAGCTTCATTTAAATAAAGAAATTTAGTATCTTCTAGTAGGTCTGTATCATGGAAAAAGGCATATTGCCTAGGTTCAATGATATTTTCGATACAAAGTAAAATATCTCGTACACAATCAATATTAAGACGCACATAATCACCTCCCATCTGAGATGATTATAACACAGAATAATTTTATTAAAGGAGAGAGATTTTATGAATTATGAAAATGAGAAAAAACAATTAAGAAAAGGTATTGTAGCTTTAGGAATTGTTGCGTTAATTGGCGTAGGAAGTATAGGCGGTCTTATGTATGGTTGGCAACAATACAAAGTATTTAGTGCAGAACAAGATGGTCGTGCAGCACTTGCAAAAGCAGAGCAAGATAGGCAAATTGCTGTAGCAGAAGCTAGAGCTAAAAAAGAGTCTGCTGAAATGCTTGCGGAAGCTGAAATTGCTAGAGCAAAAGGCTTGGCAAAAGCAAATGAAATTGTTGCTGATAGCTTAAAGGGAAAAGATGAATATATACATTATCTTTGGATTGAAGCATTGAAAGAAAGTAAAGACCAAGTTATTTATATACCAACAGAAGCGGGTATTCCAATTACAGAATCTAATAGATTAAAAACTGATTTTAATAAAGAATTGGGTGGTGAATTAAATGAGAAAAATTGAAATAAGCTATTATCAAGGGAAAACGTTTTTAGATATAGCAAAGAAATTTTTTAGTAATCCTGAAGTGCAAGCAGATTGTAAACGTTGGATAGAAGATGGACGATGTGATGCACTGATGAAAGAGATAGAAAAAAGTGAAAAAGAAAAGCACCATGAGCAAGCTCATAGTGCTTAAAGTTAGAAGATAACAGCTAAGTCCCATGAATTACTGCAATAATTCATGGGACATTTTAAAAGCCACATATTTCACTACTAAAAATTATAAACTCTATGTGGCATAAAGTCAATTTTTTAAGGTTCATTTGAGCCTTTTACCACCTTGTTAAAGGTATTAATAAGATGAACAAATATAAATATTATGGGTGATATTATGGCTTATGTACATTTAAGAGTAATACTTAAAAATAAGATAGATAATTATAAATATTGTAGTGGAAGAATAGGCAAAAATATTATTAATGGACCAGCACAAGGAACAACACCAATAAGACAGCTTCGATATCAAGATAAAAGAGCGGAGCGTGTATGTGAGTGGAAATTAACAGAGAACTTTGAAGAAGATGATTTATGGATAACTTTGACATATCAGAAAGCTTCAGTAATAGACTCTGAAAAAGCAAGAAAAGATATAAGCCTTTTTTTAGCATATTTAAGACGAGCATATAAAAAAGAAAGTAATGAGCTTAGATATATTTATACAGCAGGTAGAGGAAAAAGAGGAAATATTCATTTTCATATGGTCTTAAATAAATTTGATACAGCTGTAATTGCTAAAATTTGGAGAAATATTACAGGTGGTGGTGTTCATTTTAGACATTTATATACAGAGTTTAATAATTATGGGCAAGTTAATTATAAAAAGATTGCTAATTATTTAATAAAGAATAGCCGTGAAACTTTTTATAGTACAGATAAAATTCATAAGAAACGTTTTTGTGCATCTATAAATTTAAAAATGCCACGTTTAGAAAAGAATATTATTAATGCTAAACAGTGGAAAAAAGAACCTACTACAATAAAGGGATATATTCTAGATAAAGAAAGTATTTATGATGGTTATGGTTGGCTTGATGAAGGTCATAAATGGGATTGTTGTCGAGTCCAACGGTATACACTGATAAGAATTGATGGTGGATATAAGCCACGATATAAAAATCATAAAATATTGGATATTCCAATGGGAGATGATGAATTTGCAGAAGAATAGAAGTCAAATAAGCAGAGTAAATAATGCTCAATCACAAATATTTGAAAATCAAATAATTATGGCTTGTATGGGTTATATAAATGAAAAACGTGCATATATTGAGAAAACACCTGAACCTTTTAGAGTAATAAGCAAAAATCATACTACAGGAGTATTTACAGGAAGATTTATAAAATATAAAAATGCTCAACCAGACTTTAAAGGAACGATTTTTGGTGGTTCTGCAATATGTTTTGAAGCAAAACAAACTATGAAAGATAAGATAAAAATATCGGTTCTTACTGATTACCAAGAACAAGCTTTAGAGTTACATTATCAGTTAGGAGCTATAACAGGAATATGTATAAATCTAAATAATGATTTTTACTTTGTACCATATTCTTTGTGGCGGTTATGTAAAGAACAGTGGGATAGACAATATTTCACTAAAGAAGATTTGAAGGAATATAAAGTGCGTTTTAATGGTGCAGTAAATTTTTTAGATTTTGTAAATGGTAATAAAGTGGAATTTATGAAAGAGTTTGTAAAGGGGTAAATTATGATAAGTGATAATGAAGCGTCAAAAGCATATGAAACATTAAAAAAATATTGTAAGGAAAGAAGTCATTGTGAAGATTGTGCTTTTTTAAAAAATGGGAAAAGTTGGGCATGGATAGATTTACCAAAAATGGATAATCCAAATTATAAAAAAGTAAGAGAATGTTTGAACACAGGTGAATATAAAATTAGTACGTTTTGCGGAGGAAAAGAGTGTATGTTAAAAGGTCGTCCACGATTTTGGGGAGATGAATAAAATATGGCAATGTGTGAACATACTTGGTTAGACGGAGAAGTTTGGAATTGTTGGCTGATGAAAAAGCCATGCCCTTTTATAAAACCAGAATATAACGACTTATGTATAGAAATGAAAGTACAGATATGTACTGGTAAATGGGAACAATTAAATAATAAAAATAAGAGAGGTCTTTAATATGAAAACAATATCTATTCAATCATTCAAAGGTGGAACAGGAAAGACTACAGCTACAGCAAATATTGCTTATGTACTTAATAAATATCATGGCAAAAAAGTATTAGTGGTAGAAGCTGATGCACAATCAAATATATCTAGTTATTTTGGCATTGATAAAGACCGTGAAAAAGGAATTGCAGATATATTAGTTGGTAATGATGTAGATATTTATTCTTTGATTAAAAAGACTAGATATGATAATTTGCATATAATTACAGCTGGGTTAAAAATGTATGTGGCGGAAGATTATGTTAAGGCTAATAAAAATCCATTGGTTTTAAAGAAAGCATTAATAAAATTAGCTAAAGAATACGATTATTGTTTAATTGATAATGCACCAGCAATAAATACTATGTCAGCAGTAACTATGCTGGCTAGTGATGAAATAATTATTCCTGTGTGTTTAGATTTATTTTCTATTGAAGGATTAAAAATAATAATTGAGCAAATACAAAAGGTAAAACGAGCTAATCAGGAATTAAAAATAAGAGGTATTTTTATAAATCGTTGGCAAAATAATAATGCCAAACATCAAGCAAAAGATTATTTAGAGAAAATGTTTAAAGAACAATATATTTTTAAAGCTAAAATAAGAGAAAGTCAACATATTGCTAATAGTACATTTACAGGAAGAACAGTTATTGATTTAAATTGTCGCTTTGGAGTAACAATAGATTATAAAAATCTAGTAAATGAATATTTAAAATTAAAATGAGAATGGTCCGATTTGGACCATTTTCTAAAGGAGTAATAGAAGATGGATTTTGATATTTTAGCAGCTTTAGAAGATAGGAGTATAGAAGTGGAAACATTGGCGGATAAAGACCGTATGCAGATAGAATATATAAATGTAAATGATATAGTACCAGCTAAAAATAATAGTAATTTTTATGCTACAGATGAGATTACTACACTAAAAGAGAGTATTCGAGTGGAAGGTATAAAACAAAATCTTATTGTAAAAAAGAAAAATAATGGGGGTAAGTATGAATTAGTAGCAGGTGAAAGAAGATGGAAAGCTTGTAAAAATTTATATGACGAAGGTATAAAAGATTTTGAATATATACCATGTGTAATTAATAAATATGAAGATGATTTAAAAGATAGATTATCGCTTATAACTACAAATTGTACTGCTAGGAAATTAACTGATTGGGAAAGAACAGAGCAAGTTGAAGCGTTAAACAATATTTTAAAAGAATATAAACAAAGAGGTATAAAATTACCTGCACCAAGAAAAGATTTAATATCTAAACTTATAAATGAATCAAAAACAAATGTAGCTAGAATGTTAGGACTTAAAAATAATCTTATAGGAATTTTTAAAGATGCCATGAAAAATGGAATGATAGGTTTATCTGTTGCATATGAACTATCTACATTACCGCAAGATAAGCAAGAATTAATGATTAATCAATTCAAAGAAAATGGCGGATTAACATTAAATGATGTGAAATATATAAAAGATAGTTTAAAAAGTGAAGTTGACGATGAACCAGAAGAAAGAAATACAGATAAAAAAGATGTTGAGCTTAAAATAAAAGTATTAGAAGAAGAGATTAATATAAAAAAATTATCATTAGTTTATGTAATATACAAGACTTCAACAGATTTATATTATTATTCAGTAGTATGTAATATCTATTATTGTGGTGGATTTACTAATACATCTAAGTTATATAAAACAAAACAAGAAGCATTAGATAATTGTTTAGAGTATATATCTAAATGTTGTTTAGACAAATTTGAACATGAAAAGGTGCAATCTAATCGGGATTGTATTTTAGGTTTATTAAAATACTTATTAAAAAAATATCCAGATAAAGAATACCTTCAGGATAAATACGATAGGGCTAAAATTATAGATGAAATGACATTGAAAAGACCAGGTAAAGATGAGTTAGATGAAATAATAGATAATAATATAATTGAAAATGAACATATACAAGATGAAGATAAACCTATAGAAATTTGTAAAACTGATAATGTAAATATTTATGATAAACAAAAAGAAGATATATTATTGGAGTATCTAAGATATTTTGAAAATAAATTAAAATATTATACAGAATTACATTCTATGGCGGAAAATGAACAGGATAATGATGTATTACAATCTAGTTTAAAAGCAATAGAGTATACATCTGAATTGATTGAAAAGGTACAAAGTGATTTATTTGCACTTACAGATGATGAAAAATATGATATAGAAGATAATAAGGAGAATTAAAATATGGATAATATACAAGGTAGAGTAGATAATTGGAGAAAAAAGATTGAGGGAAAAAAGGATAAAAATGAGAAATTAAGTGAAAAAGAAGCAAAAATAATTTTAAATGAAGCAATAGATATATCATCTGGTTTAATAGAAGATATAATCAATGATTGTAAAAAAAGAAATGATGATAGAAAAGAAAATTTTTTACAAGATATATTTAGTAATATAAATAAAAGTTTTAGTGTTTTAAAAGAAGGTTTGAATTATAAAGATAAACTTCATGTATTGGTAATTATAAATTAGATAATGAATTAATAGCACAGAAATTTCCAAAGAGATTATATGATACAACAGGTAAATTAGGTATATTCAATTATAAAGATGATGATATTATTTTAATTAATCGTTTATTAGATGAAGCAAGAAAGTATATTTATGGTGAAAGAAAACAAATATTATTGCCACATATGAATGAAGCAACAAAAGCACAACCAGCAAAACAAAATATATCTATGATAAATTAGTGAGGCAAAATAATGGCATTAACAAAATCAGATTTAAATAAGATTTCAGATATGATAAAACTAACAGTAATGGCGGTTGTTAGTGAAGCGATAAAGACGATAATAAAAGATAATAGTGTTAATTTAAAGCAAAAGCCTATAAATTATAGGGAAAAGACTATAAAAAAATTAGAAGCATATAATATTCTTAAGCATAATATGCAGAAGTGTGAAAAAGATATTGAAGATTTATTTAAAGAAGAATTTGGAGCATGTCCAGCTGTTCATCATGCTATGGAGTATTATGGTGAAAAATGTACGCTTGATGAAATTCGTCATGCAAAAAAATTAAAAATAGAACATATCTATTATAGAGATAAAGAAGAAGTAGACTTTATAGATTGTGCTTTAGAAGAAATAAAAGATGAATATTATGGCGGAATAATAAAAATGATTTATTTTGATAAGATGAAAATTGAAGATATAGCTAATAAAATGAGTTGTGATAAAGTTACTTTATATAGGCATAGAAATAGATTGTTAGATATACTGTCTATAAGGTTTTTTGGTAAAGATGTACTTGAATAAATGCAACTAGACCGTGCAAAAAAATCGCAATTTACTACCGCAAAAAAAGATGATAAAATTTTTATAGGTCAAAGAAGCGAGAAAATGACCTCTCTAAAAAGCAACGCTTTTCCGTCTGAAAACTGAATAAGGTTACGCACATGATTGTGGATTACATGCAGAAAAGACAGCTAAATTATTAGCTGTCTTTTTTGTTTGGAAGGTGATGAAATGACGATTATAAAATGTGATAAATTTAGATGTTTTTATAATACTGAAGGTATTTGTGAACATAGAAAAATAATCATGAAATATAAAAGATGTATGAGTTATACAGTATCTGGGAATTTTACTATAAGAGATTTAATACAACATAAAGCCACTTGTCATAAAGCTAATGGTAAATATAAAAATAATACAGCAAAGGTATTTAAATAAATGGCAAAAGAATTTGCAAGGAAATTTTATAACAGTACAAGATGGCGGAAATGTGCTAAAGCCTTTGCACAATCTAAATTGTATATTTGTGAGATGTGTCATAACAAGACTGTCGCTCGCAAGGGTACAGACGGACAACGCTTTATTGTACATCATAAAGTTTCGCTTACTCCACAGAATATAAATAACTTTGATATTGCTTATGGTTGGGACAACCTAATGTTATTGTGTCTTGAGTGTCATAACAAGATACATAGCAGAGATAACAATACAAGAACAATGCACTTTGATGAGGACGGCAACCTTGTTGCTGTTGATGAGCCTGTCAGAGTTGATGAGTAAGTAAGGTTAGACCGTTTTGCTTTGCTTGCTACGTATCAACACCCCCGTATTTAATAAATTGTCTGACAATTCACTAGACCGGAGGGTCCACGTTCGTATAAAATACACGTTATCGCCGAGAGGGGTGTGGTCTATTTTTCAGAAATTTTTACTGGAAAGGAGATGATTTTGTGCCGCGATATAGCGAAAAAACATTAAGAAAGAAAAGATTAGAACAATATAGGGAAGCATTTAAAAATATAGACGACGATAAAATGGCAGTAGTACAAAGAATGATTGATTTTGCGGTTGACTTGGAATTTCGCCTTGCGGATTTGCAGAAAGAGCTTGACGAAGTAGGGTTTGTTGAAGAATATTGCAACGGGCAGAACCAATTCGGCACAAAGGAGTCTACTGCCAGCAAAGCATATTCCACCACCTTAAAGAACTATAACTCTTTAATCCGAACGCTGCTGTCCTGTATGCCGCAAAAATCTTCTGATGATGTCGATGATGGTTTTGAAGCCTTTGTCGGTACGTTGAAAAAGTAGTGATTGTATGAATTACATTGAAATCTACTACGGAAAGATAAAAAGCAGCGATGCAATCGTTTCGGAAAAGGTTAAAAAACTGTTTGAGCACCTGCATGACAAGCTCCATGATAGCGGCAGTCGGTATATTTTTGATGAGAAAAAAGCCAATCACGCTATAGATTTTATTGAGCGTTATTGTAAGCACTCGAAAGGCAAATGGGCAGGTAAGCCGGTTGTCTTGGAAGTGTGGCAGAAAGCAATACTTTCAGCATTGTTCGGCTTTATCGACAAAAATACGGGACTACGGCAGTATCGGGAGCTTATTTTAATTGTAGCACGTAAAAACGGAAAATCGACTTTATCGAGCGGCATTGGGCTTTATTTATTAATGGCGGACGGCGAGCCGGGTAGTGAAGTCTACAGCGTGGCAACGCAGAGAGAGCAGGCGAAAATTATCTGGAATGAAGCAGTCCGTATGGTAAAGAAATCGCCGTCGCTCAATAAAAGGTGCGACTGTCTTGTTTCGAGGATAAAGTGCCGTTTCAATGACGGCGTATTCGTGCCACTGGCTTCCGACAGCAACACGCTGGACGGATTGAACGTTCATGGAGCATTAATTGACGAATTGCACGCTATCAAAGATAAAAACCTTTACGATGTAGTAATCGATGGTATGACAGCACGTGAACAGCCATTATCTATTATTACATCGACGGCAGGTACAATTCGCGAAGGTATTTTCGATTTAAAATACGAGGAAGCGGCAAATATTATAGCTGGGTACGGCGATGAAAATGGATATAAAGATGAAACTATTCTGCCGGTAATTTATGAGCTAGACAAGCGCAATGAATGGACAAAGTCGACCTGCTGGGCGAAAGCCAATCCAGCACTAGGCACGATTAAGAGTCGCGAACAGCTGGAGGATAAAGTGAACCGTGCCAAAGCCAATCCGTATTATGTTAAAAATCTGCTGTGCAAGGATTTCAACGTTCGGGAAACGGCGACGGAAGCGTTCTTGACTTTCGAGCAACTAAACAATGAAGAAACTTTTGATATCGAGGTTTTAAAACCACGTTATGGCATCGGCGGTATAGACTTATCTGCTACAACTGATTTAACCTGTGCTACTATGCTATTTAAAACTACTGAAGATGAAAAACGTTTTTATGTAGAACAGATGTACTGGATACCAGAAGAATTACTTGAAAAGCGAGTACATGAAGATAGAGTACCTTATGATATTTGGTTAAAACGTGGATTTGTGAGAGTAAGTCCGGGGAACAGTATTGATTACAGACTTATTGTTGAATGGTTTGAAGAAATGCAGAATGAAAAAGATGTGTATTTGTTTAAATGTGGCTATGATAGTTGGTCTGCAAAATATTTTGTACAAGATATGATAAATACTTTTGGTGAGCCGACTATGGAGCCAGTAATACAGGGAAAGAAAACTTTATCTGGTCCAATGAAAGCATTAGGGGCAGATTTAGAAGCTAAACTTATAAATTACAATAATAATCCAGTGCTTAAATGGTGTATGGCAAATGTTAGTGTAGATATGGATAAAAATGGAAATATCCAGCCATGTAAATTACAAAATCCAAGACAACGCATTGATGGTTTTGCAAGTCTACTTGATGCGTATGTAGTATATGAGAGAAACAAAGATGATTATATGAATATTATTTAAAAGGTGGTGAAGAGTTGCAGTTTAGAAGTTTATTCAATAAGGTTTTTGGGAAAGAAAAAGAATATAAAGATGTTACAGCTCTGAAATTGTTGAACGGATATACAAATGCTTATACTCCTTTTAGTGGTAACGCATACGACGATGCAACAGTGCGGGACTGTATTGATACTATTGCAAGACATTTTGGCAAAATGCGCCCAAAACACGTTATAAAAGACAATGGGAAAATCATTAAGACGATTGATGATAGACTTAATTATTTGCTCGGTTCATACCCGAATGAGCTAATGACGGCGAGTGAATTTCTTGAAAAGGTTATTGCCCAATATTACACATATAATAATGCGTTTATTTATATAAAATGGGATATGGCACTTGAAAAAATAGAAGCGCTATATCCTTTAGATTTTCCACTATTAGAAATCTTAGAGGATAGGGAGAATAATTTATATGCACGTTTTACATTTGGTGGCGGTGAGCGAACTGTAGTGCCATACAGTAGTATTATTCATATAAGACGTCATTTTAATCGTGATGAAATTTTTGGTGATGACAATTCTAGAATAATGATTGAGGATTTATCTACATTAAAGGCTGCTAAAGCATCTATCGTTAATGCTGTGAAGAGTTTTACGGCATTAAGAGGATATTTAAGATGGCTTACAACAATGCGCCCTGAAGATATGAAAAAAGCTCATGATGATTTTGTAAATACCTATACAACAAATAATCCTTCTGGTGTGGCAAGTACGGATAATAAAGTAGAGTTTCATGAATTATCTACTAAAGTAACTACGTTTAACAGCCAGCAAATGAATTATGTTCGAGATAATATTTATAAGCATTTCGGACTTAATGAAAATATCATCATGGGTAAATATACAGAAGATGAGTATATAGCTTTTTATGAATCAATACTTGAACCTGTGGCAATTAAACTGGCTCAAGAAATGACAGATAAGATTTTTACAAGACGAGAGCGAGGACGTGGAAACGAAATAATCTTAGAAAGTAATAGATTAAACTTTATGTCTGTAGCTTCTAAAATTAAAGTTTGTGAAACGCTTATTCCTACTGGTGGCATGACGATAAATGAAATAAGAGCAATATTTGGTTATGCTGGCATAGAAGGCGGCGATGAACGTCTTATTAGTTTGAACTTTATAAAAGCTAAAGACCAAAGTTTATATCAAACAGGAAACGATGATAATTTATTGAAAGGTGGTGAAGAAAATGAAAAAAATGGAAATGAGAATGGCACTACTAGAACCAGCTAGTAATGATGATGAAAATAAGCAACTCGTAGAAGGATATGCAGCAGTTTTTAATCAAAGGGCATTAATATGGGAAAGTGAGTGGAGCGGTTGGAAGTATATGGAAGTAATAGACCGCAATGCTTTTAATGGTGCAGATATGACCGATACTGTATTTAAGTATAATCATGGTGATGTAGCAATGATACTTGCTAGAGCAAGTAATAATACATTAACCATGAATACTGATGATAAAGGTCTTAGAATTAGTGCTGATATAATTAATACCAATAATGGTACAGATGTATATAAACTTATTAAACGTGGTGATTTAAACAAGATGAGTTTTGCTTTTACTGTAAAAAGCGAACGAACTGAAGTTGACAAAGAAAATAAGATTTATACACGCACAATAACTGCTTTTGATAAAATTTACGATGTGGCGGTTGTTGATTTCCCTGCGTATGATGGAACATCTATACAGGCACGAAGTAAAGAGTATTTTGTGGACCTAGAAAAGGATTTACAAGAAAAGCAAAGACGAAAAAAATTATTATTAATGACTTATTTATAATGCACGTTTAAACGTGCTTTTTTTGTACCCATTTTTAAGATATTCAGAAAGGAAAATACAATGAATAAACGATTAGAAGAAATTTTACAAAGAAAAGAAGAAATCCGCTCTTTATTATCTGATGAGAAAAATAAAAATTTAAATTTTGATGAGCTTGAAAAAGAAGTTAGAGAACTTGACGAAGAAGAAAAAGAAATTCGTAGACGACAAACTATTATTAATAATATTGGTAGTGGAATGACAACAAGAACTAATACAACTAAACCAGTAAAAGCTAATATCTATGATAGTGAAGAATATAGACACGCATTTATGAATTATGTTTGTCGTGGTGAAAAAATTCCTCAAGAATTTAGAAGTGATGAAGTAACAGCTACAACAGATATTGGGGCATTAGTACCACCAGTTACACTCAATAAAATTATTGAAAAAATTGAAGCTTATGGCATGATTTTACCACTTGTAACCCGCACATCTTATAAAACAGGTATGGTAATTCCAACAGCGAGTGTAAAACCTGTGGCTACATGGGTAGCAGAAGGAGCTGGCTCTGATAAACAGAAAAAAGCCCTTAGTGGCACAATTACTTTTGGACACTTTAAATTGCGTTGTGCTGTAGCTGTTACTTTAGAAACTGAAAATATGGCATATAGTGCCTTTGAAACAACTCTTGTTAAGAATATCGTAGAAGCAATGGCAAAAGCACTGGAAATGGCGATTATTTCTGGTACAGGAAGTGGTCAGCCAACAGGTATTCTTACAGATGATAGCAAAGGCGCAAAACTTGAGGTATCTGCACTTGATTATCAGACGCTTGTAAATGCTGAAGCGGAACTTCCTATGGAATATGAAAATGGTGCAGTTTGGTGCATGACTAAAAAGACATTTATGCAGTTTTCAGGAATGGTAGATAAAAACGGACAGCCTATTGCACGTGTAAATTATGGTATTGGCGGAAAACCTGAACGTATTTTACTTGGTAGAACGGTAAAACTTACAAACTATATTGATACCTTTAATGAAAGTTTAGGTGCTGGTAAAGTATTTGCGTTTCTTTATAATTTTGCCGATTATACGCTTAATACCAATTTCCAGATTGGTATTAAAACTTATGAAGATAATGACACTGATGACATTATCCGCAAAATGATTATGGTATGCGATGGTAAACCTATTATCTATGATAGCCTTGTTAAATTGGTGAAAGCGGGAGAGTAATAGCCCCACACCTGCAATAGTAGGTAAAGCAATAGTGGGGCAAACAATTGTAGGAAAAGAAAGATAAATAAAAGTGAGGTAAATAATTATGTATACAAAAACTAATTGGGTAAATAATGAAACTCCAGTAAATGCTGAAAATATGAATAAAATTGAAACTGCACTTGAAACACATGAAAATGCAATTGAAGATAAATTAGATAAACCAGAAATAGAGGGTAGTCAAGGGCAGATTTTATCTTTAGGTGCTGATGGAAAGTTAACTTATATTGATAAACCAAAAGATGGAGAACAAGGTCCTCAAGGAGAAAAAGGTGATGTTGGACAGCAAGGTCCAAAAGGGGAGACAGGTGAGCAAGGAACAGCTGGAGCAAAAGGAGATACTGGTGCAAAGATAACAAGTATAGAACTTACTATTACTGGCGGAACTATTACAGGTACAGCTCATCTGGATGATGAAAGTACAGCTTCTATTACAGGTACTTATTCTGCTAGTTAAGGAGTAATTTAATATGGCTGTTACACTAAAACAAATAAAAGATTACTTGCGAATTGATGAAGATTTAACTGAAGATGATGAACTCATAGGAAGTTTAATCGAAGCTGCTACTGATTATTTAGAGCAGACTACCGGAAAAAAGTATAGTGATAACAGCCAGCTTTTTGTCTTGGCTGTTAAAATGCTGGTAGCACACTGGTATGAAAATAGAAGTGTTTTTTCTACAAAAACCAATGTAAACAATCTACCACACTCTATAGAAGCTATAATTACGCATATTTCTCTGGCACAGTATTATAAACCATTAGGAAGTGAAACATCATGATTAATATTGAAGAAATTGGTACATTAGATAAACGTGTAACAATTTTAAAATATGAAGATGTTGAAACACCGTATAATTTGACACAGAAAAAATTAATGCCATTTTTGAAAGTATGGGCAAGAATTGAACCTCTTAGAGGTAGAGCTTATTATGAGCAATACAAAGAAAAAACCGAAGATTTAAGTAAAATAACTATTCGCTATCGAAAAAATATAGATAATTCTATGTTAGTTAAATATAGAAATAATCTATATGAAATAAAAAATGTCATAGATCCTTATGAATCGCATATAAAACTAGAATTAATGTGTAGCATAAAGAAATCAGGTGTTAGTGATGGGAATTAGTTTTGAAGAATTTATTGGTAGATTGCAGACGGTGCAAAAGAATTTTCCAGATGATGTTGAGACTGTTTTAAATCGTGGTGCTAATCGTATGATTAAGGCTTTAAAAACAAATAGTCCAGATAGTGGAAAGTATCATAAAGGAAAATTAAATAAAAGTTGGAAAAAGAAAATTGAAGGCTATGGCAAGGACATTCATGCCAATATTTATTCTACAGCACCACATTTTCATCTTATTGATCGTGGTCATAAAATAGTGGATAAGAAAGGACAAGAAAAAGGTTTTGTACAAGGAAAGCATTTTTTACAAAAAACTATAGATGAACAACAAGATGATTTACAAGAATATATGTGGAAAGGTGTATATAAGCGGGTAAAAGATAAATTAGATGGCTGATATAATAAAACAGATAGATATCTTAAATCAAATTGGCATAATGCTGAAAGCAGAATTTAAAAGCACGATTTATAGTGATGAAATCTTAGAAGATTTCGCTAAACCGTGCTTTTTTATTAAATGTTTATGTACTAATATCCCACAGACTAAAAATATAACAAAGAAAAGATTGTCTATTATATTGACATATTTCCCGAAAGATACTGATAAAAATGAAATACATTATGCTGATGTTATGGATAGACTTCAAATGCTTTTTCAAAGAGGAATACCTTTAAAAAAGAGATATATTCATGTGAATGAATTTACTATTGACCGAGTGGGGGAAGAACAAGATATTATCCAAATGATAATAAAGATGGATTATTTGGAGCAAATTATAAGACCAATGAAACAAGCTGATTTAATGGAAGAAATGCAGTTAAAAGTAAAAATAAATGAAGGAGAGAGGGCAATATGGCAAAGTTAGGAATGCCGAATGTGATTATATCTTTTAGGGAAGCGGGCATTGCAGCGATTGAACGCAGTCAACGCGGCATCGTGTTTCTTATTCTGGAAGAAGAACAGAGCGTTATTGACGAGCTGACCATAAATACAAACGCCGTTGTCGGTAAAGCGATTACAGGTCAGGCGATTACCGGCAATACGGAAGAAAAAGAAATTATTGAAAATCCGTTTACTATTTATACAACGGATGATATTCCGACAGCGTTAAGCGAAAACAATAAGGATTATATTACTAAATGTTTGCTCGGATATGTAACTGCGCCGTACCGCGTAAAAGTTTATTTGCAGGCTACAGGCAAAATGGGAGCGAACAAATGGCAGGAAAGTTTGAAAAAAATTGCAGCAGAACGCTGGGATTATCTGGCAATTCCTGCTATAGAAACGGAGCAGCTCGAAACGGTCGGCACATGGATTAAGACAAATAGGGAAAATAAATACAAAAAAGTAAAAGCTGTACTTCCTGGATATGATGGAGACTATGAAGGAATTGTTAATTTTAGTAATAAAACTATTAAGACAGCAACAAAAACGTATACACCAGCAGAATATACACCACGTATTGCAGGATTAATAGCCGGAACACCGATGACCATAAGTGCAACATATGCACCGCTTAGCGAAGTAATTGACTGTGATAAATATGACCTTGATGAAAATGATGAAAAGGTAAATAATGGTGAATTTTTCATTTGGTTTGATGGAACTAAATATAAGATGAGCCGTGCAATGAACAGCCTTGTAACAACAACGGAAGGCAAGCAGGAAGGCTATCAGACAATTAAAATCGTCGATATCATGGATATGATTTATGACGACGTGCGTACTACGGCGCAGGACAGCTATATCGGCAAGTATGCAAACACGTATGATAATAAATGTCTGCTTATCACGGCGATTACCGGATATCTCAAAGAATTGGAAAATGAAGGACTACTCCAGGCGAATTATTCTACAGTAGAGCTTGATACGGAAGCGATTAAAATTTATCAGTTGCAGAACGGTTTGTATACGAAAGACGAGCTTGCTGATATGAGCAATGATGAAATTAATATGCTGGATACTAAGAAGAAAGTGTTCTTAAAAGGGAAAATTAAAATAATCGACGCAATGGAAGATATTGAATTGCCATTTGACATTTAAGAAGGGAGTATTATTTTATGGATAAATTTATTGCACAGCGTGTAATGAGCGGCACGCAAGGCGAAATCTGGATAGACGGGAAATATATGGCGGAAGTAACCGCTTTTCAGGCGGAAATAAAGCTTGTAAAAGAAGAAGTTAATCAGGTAAAAACTTATTTTAAACAATATAAAGTTACAGGGTGCGAGGGTTCCGGCAACGTAAAAATGAACCATGTATCTTCTTATTTTATTAATCTTATGGCGGATAATATCCGCAATGCCCGTCAGACAGTTGTTACTATTAGAGTAAAGCTGGACGACCCGGATGCAGTAGGACGCGAAGAAGTTATTATTCGCGATGCAACTTTTGATAAGCTTACTCTTATGGACTGGGAAGCCAAGAAACTTACAGAAGATGATTATGATTTTACTTTTACGGATTTTGAAGTGCCTGTTACAGCCGACGCTTAATATTATTTTAATTTTAAAGGAGATAGTGAAAATGAGTTTAGTTGATGTATTGTTAAACACTGATGTAAATAAAATTTTACAGGAAGAAACACAGACGATTGAAATTGAACGCCTTAGCAAAACACTGGGACAGAAGTTTGAAATTGTGATTAAAGCCATTCCCCCGAAACGTTATACGGAAATTCAGAACACGTGCGTAAAAATTAATTATAAAACCAAAAAGACGGAAACGGATTTGTATAAAATGCAGATGCTTACACTCTGCGATGGTATCAAAGAGCCGAATTTTGCAGATAAAGATTTGTTAAAGCATTTTAACGCATTTACCCCGATTGATATTTTTGAAAAATTGTTTTTAGCCGGTGAGGTAAACAATATTTATAATAAAATTGCTAAATTATCCGGTTATGATGAAGAAGAAAAAGAAGAAAAAATTGAAGAAGTAAAAAACTGATAAAATCTGACGGCAAAGTACTTATGATGTACTGGCTCTATCGAAAACATCATTGGAAGCCGTTGGATTTTTTTAATATGGGTAATGGTGAGCAAACCATAATAGAAGCGTTTATACGACAGGAACAGGAAGATATAAAAAAAGAAGCTAAGGAGATGAGGGGATAAAATGGCAGCACAAATTGATGTAACTTTAAAATTAATCGACATGATGACAGCCCCTCTCGTCCGCATTCAAAATGAAATGGAACGCACTGCGCGCGCTCATCAGCGTATGGGCAGAGATATTCAGCGTATTGGTGACGGTTTTAGCAGTGTAGGTGAAAGTATGCTGCCTGTTGCGGCAGGAATTACAGCAATCGGAGCGGCTGGTGGCAAGGCGTTTATCGACTTTGACAGCATTATCACTGGTGCGGCGGCAAAAGCCGGGGCAACGGCGGAAGAAATGGAAATGATGCGCCAGAAAGCCAGCCAGTTCGGCGCAGATTTTCCGATAAGTGCCACACAGGCGGCAGAAGGCATGGACAGATTGGCGGCGGCAGGCTACGACGCTAATCAGGTTGTCGGCGTCATGCCGTCTGTAATCACGGCGGCGGTTGCCAGCGGTGAGGACTTGGCGACGACTTCCGATGTTGTAAGCAATGCACTCAATATTTGGAATTTAAAGCAGGGAGATATTGCCGCAAATGCTATGCGTGTGGCGGATGTTGTGCAGATGGCTGCCAACAAATCCAGCCTCGGTATGAATGATTTCGGCGTGGCTATGCAGTATGCGGGCGCGCCGGCGGCAACGTTAGGCGTAAGTATAGAACAACTAGCCACAGCAATGGCAATAATGAAAAACAATGGTATCGAAGCAAGTACAATCGGGACTTCACTTCGTTCTGTATTTTCCCGTCTCTCTGAGCCGCCGAAACCTGCGGCGGAAGCGATTGCAGAGCTGGGATTACAGGTTAAGGACGCATCGGGAAATTTCTTAGGATTACAGCCGATTATTGAGCAGTTACGCGGAAAAATATTAAATCTGTCTAATACAGAGCAGGTGGCATATGCTAAAGCCTTAGCCGGGGAAGAAGCATACAGCGGACTTTTGGCACTGGTTAAAACAGCCCCAGAAGATTATCAGGCGTTGCAGACGGCTATGGATAACGCTACAGGTAGCAGTCAGGCGCAATTTGAAGTGATGAAAGGTACGCTTAAAAACAGTATTGACGGTATGCTCGGAAGCCTTGAAAGCCTTGCTATAAATTTCGGCAGCGTATTAACGCCACAGATTAAAGCGATAACGGACGCTATCGGCGGTCTTGCCGACATGATAAATACTATATCCCCCGAAACAAAGTTATTAATCGGCAATATCTTAATGGGTACGGTGGCATTTACCGGCTTTATGCTGGCAACGGGTAAAGTTATCAGCATTGGCGGCGGCATCGTGAAATTGTATGGCGATATCGGGTTGGCAGCTAAAGGCGGAAGTATACAAAATAAGGCTTTACAATTTGCCGTTTTAAACACAGCTAATGCTTATAAAACCTTGAAAGAGGCTTTAATTGCATTAAGAACTACTCAAAACGGAAATTCTTTACCTATTTTTACAAATATTTCTACAAAAATAAAAGATGAATATAATAAAATACGTGCTTTAAAATGGGCTGATATTTCAACAGCAATAGTTAATGCAATGCCTAGAAATCCGGGTACATTTATAAAAACTGCGGTAATAACACGATTACAGAAAATAAGGACATCGGCGATTTTAGCAACAGAGTCTTTATCAAGAATGTACAGAACTTTTTACATGAGTAGAGCAATGGAAAGTTTTGCGGGTGGTATAGGAAGAGCAACAAAAAGTATTTTCGGTTTAGTTAAAGCAAGTTTTGCTTTTGCATTAAGCCCTTTAGGAATTGCCTTAATTGCTATAGCAGGAGCGGCGTACCTTATTTATAAAAATTGGGATATGGTTGGTCCGTATTTTATAAGTTTATGGAAACGTATTGAAACGGCTTTAATCAGCGCATGGAATAAAATAAAACCGGCATGGGACAGCTTGATGAACGTTATACCGAAATTAAAAATTGCTATTAACCCGGCACTTGTAGCTTTAGATAATATTTTTACTATGGCAATAAACGGACAGGGAGCCTTTGAACCGTTAATTTCAGTGTTGCAGATTGTAGCAAGTATTTTCGGCGGCGCATTGGTAGGAGCTTTTATTGTTGCGGCTAATGTATTAGTCGGTACAGTGGTAGCAGCTATTAATGTAGCGGCGGCGATTATAACCGGTTTTCTCGGCGTCTTAGAAGGAATTATCACGTTTCTTACCGGCGTTTTTACAGGGAACTGGGAAATGGCATGGCAAGGCATTGTTAAAATCTTCGATAGCGTATTTTCTGCAATTAAAGGTATTGCAGATGGAATATTAGGCGGCGTAAAAGAAACAATAAACGGCATTATAAAGAGCATAAACTCCATTCAGTTCACCGTGCCGGATATTGTTCCGGGTATCGGCGGTAAGACTTTCGGGGGATTAAATATCCCGTTATTTGCAAACGGAGTTGAAAATTTCTCCGGTGGTCCTGCAATTATTCACGACAAAGGTGCAGAAATTGTCGATTTACCGAGCGGTACACGTGTTATTCCGCACGATAAAAGCCTAGTTACTGCTTATATGCAAGGACAAAACAGTATTATAAAAAATATAGCAGGAATGATGAACAATGTTTCTGATACGGTTAATTTATCGGAGCCGATAATAAATATTAAACAAAATAAAATGCCCCAAAACCCTTTTAATAGGGACAGTTTACCTGCTACGAACACAATAGATAATACAGTAATAAACAATTATGATGTAATTTATGAGGCAAAAAAAGAACAACCGATTACAAAATCGGTTAATACGTATGGAAATACAAAACAAAATACAGATATAAATATAAATGTAAATATAAATGGCGTAACAATTACAGATAAAAACGCCGATATTGAAGATTTAGCCTATAGAGTAGCACAACAGCTATATTATCAGGTTCAAAAACGCAGTATCAATATGAATGAGGGGGCGGTGTAATGGCTTCAATTTTATCTTTCTTAAATCAGGCGGTGGACAGTCTTATCAAGTCGGGAAGTGGACTGAATACGGGTTGTAAATTGGTTTTAAGCTGTGCCGGGGAAAGTGTAACTTTTCCCGTATCGCCGCCTAGTTTCGAGGTCGGTAATACCTACAATAACAGCACGGTAAATGTAAATTCTTTAGGTGATGTGAATATGCTGGGGAAACGTGGATTAACTACGGTGAAATTCTCCAGTTTTTTCCCGGCACAAGCATATAGCGGCATTGTGAGCGGGGCACCGGACAGCCCATACAGCTATGTAGAAAAGATAAAATCCTTTGCGCAGAAAGGTCAGCCGTGTAAACTGGCAATATCCGGCACGAATATAAATCTTAACGTAAGCATTGATAATTTTGATTACAGTGAAAAAGACGGCAGTAGTGACGTATATTTTTCTATATCTTTACGTGAGTACCGTTATATACTGCCGAATTCGAATAAATTAAACGATACGACAGGGCTTGTCAGCCGAACGGCGGAGGAGCAGAAAGAAAAAGTAATAAATTGGTATCCGGGTATGGATTTAATGGACGTTGCCGCGCAGAGCGTGGGACAGTTTTTCCCGATTGAGGAACAGGATGCAAAACAGTTGTCTGTGTTTAAAACGCTGGCAAAAACGAAAAATTTAAATGTCGGCTCAGTACTGCATGCAACGAAACAGTCCGTTAAAATCAGAAATGATACGATTATAAATTTCTAAGGTGATAGTATGCTTATATGTAAATATACGGACCCGCCGCTTACGCAGAAAGAACAACAGGAATTACAGCAGAAGAAAAACAATAATGAACCATACACTGAACCGCTGAGCGATTTTGATATAACAAACTTTGTAACAAAATGGACATGGAGTGGCGACAGTGAGCAGGCGGCGCGGAAGCTTGAGTTTGAAATTGTTTATAATACCGTAGATAAAGACAGCGCATTTACCGCCTTGGATTTAAAAGTGGGCGGGTTTGTCTATTTGTCTTATGCCGAAACGGACGAATCAGAACCGATTGAAATTTTTGAAGGCAGGATATTTTACCGAAAAAGAAATTCCAATACCTTTACATTCTCTTTTACCTGTTATGATGACATGGTTTATCTGGCAAAATCGAAAGTACAAATGCTGTTTGACGGAATTACCGTAACGGATGCCATAAAGCAGGTATGCGCGGAAATTGGCATAAGTACGGCGGCGGATATGCCGCAGATTAATACTGTAGTAAGTTTTATTGCCGACGGTAAGAGCTGCACAGAGGTTTTCCGTATGCTGTTTGAGTATACGAAAGCTGACACGGCGAATAATCCAAACGGTGAAGATTATACCGTTGTCTGTCTTAATGGTGATGTAACGGTTATAAAAAAAGGTGAGTTTATTGAAAATTACATTGCCACGGATTTGACGAGTGTTGACAGCTCCGAGCACTCCGAAAGTATTGAAAGTATGGTAAATCGTATAAAATCGGTTGACGATAACGGCAATATCTGTCAGGTTTTTACAAACAACGATGACGTTACGCATTACGGCATGATACAGGATATTTATAAAATGCAACCGCCGAAAGAGGGCGAAACGGTCGATAATGTGAAAATGGCAAAGGCAAGATTGAAAAGATTGCAGGATGAAAGTTCGATTAAAGCAATCGGCAATATCCAATGTATTACCGGATATACGATTGAAGTACAGGAAGAACAGCTTAAAGGAAAATTTTTTATCAAGAGCGATACGCATAATTTTAGTGGTAATGTGCATACAATGGATTTAACTTTGGAATATATGCCAGATAATCAAGAAATACCAGAAATTGAACAGCAAGATATCGCAACACCAGTATTTAAAAGTAGTAAACGTAAAAAAACTACTGGTGGCGGTAATGGAAGTTTAAAAGTAGATAAAGGACTTGCCACAGGTTTTGACGCTTGGGGAGGTACTACCATGAATAACGGCAGGAACGGATGTGCGGAAGCCGTCGGCAAGATGGGCAGTTATTACAGCCCGTTTCTGGCGGAGCAGTGTAATAACGGTGTTGTCGGTGTACCGTCTATGGTAGCAAATGCGGAGACTGCTGGACTTTTAGAAGCTTTCTCTGCGGGTAGTCTGGAAAAAGGTGATGTTATTGTTTACGGCAATGATGACCATGTAGTAATCTACGACGGCAACGGCGGGTATTACGGCAACAGCAGCAGTAAAAACGTTGTGGTACATGGTAGAGATTACAACAGCCTTGATATGACACCAACAAAAATTATAAAAGCAAGCAAAGGGTGATTGAATGAAAAAAACGGAGGACCCGTACAAAGCAATGTTGACGCTTTTCCGTAATGTCGGCGGTAATGCGGGACTGCAATCCACGGCGCAAATCGGCACGATTGTAAACCCGCCGCCGGAGATAAAAGTGCAGTGGAACGGTATGATATTGGATAAAAAATGGTTTTATATAGATGATTACTGGTTACAGGGGCATACAAGGCAAATAAGGGGGCATATTATTTCCGCAACGCAAAATAAATCCGGCGGCAGCGGGTATGCGCAATATGAAAGCCATAATCATGATATCGATAATGATTACACAGCAAGTATTATTTATACCGATACATGGCAGGCGGGTGATAAAATACTGATGATACCGATTGTCGGCAATGACAACAAAACGGTGAAACAGTTTTGGATATTAAGCAAAGGCAAAAGATTGGACGGTAATTAATATGGCAAATCCTTTTATAACGGGAAATACCGTAAATACCGAGCAGTACAATACGCAAAACGAATTTAAGGAATACGCATGGGATTTTAACCGGAACTCTTTTATTTATAATGATGACGGTTCCATGAAAATTGTTACGCGCAATGAAGCAATAAAAGTGTGGGTGTACAAGGTATTGCAGACGGAACGGTTTCGATACGGGGCGTATTATGACGATTACGGGCTGGATTTAGAAAAATTTGTCGGGAAAGTGCCGAATGATGAAATAAACGCCAATGAATTATATAATGCGGTGAAGGAAACGCTGCTTGTAAATCCGTATATTTTGGCGGTTAATAATATATCTGTCGGACAAGTAAATAAAAAGATAATTTTAAATCTAGAGCTTACCACTGTATATGGTAAATCTACGCAGAAAATCGAGGTGTAATATATATATGTTTGAAATGGAAACAAGAAAAAATATCTTGGATAGATTAAAGCAATATTATACCGAAATAGCAGGGGATAAAGTAAATATTATTGAAGGAGGTTTTGCATGGGATACGCTGTCTGCCAACTCTAAAGAATTTGAAAAAGCATATGCTGAAATGGCATTGATAATTGAAGCATCATTCCCGCAAACAAGTTGGGGGGATTGGCTTACAAGAAAAGCTGAAGAACATGGTATTATACGACAAGAAGCGACAAATTCTAGCGTTATTTTAACTATAACGGGACAGGCAGGAACTACCGTACAGGAAGGCTCATTATTCAGCACCAATGACGGGAAAAATTTTCTGACCGTGGAAAGTAAGAAAATAGAAGATGACGGTACAGTTGACATAAAAGCACAATCTCAAGATGTTGGCACAAATTGTAATGTGGATGCCGAGACGATAACGAAAATCCCTGTTAGTATTTATGGAGTATCTGCTGTTACAAATAAAAGTCCAGCTTATGATGGCTTTGATGAAGAAACAGATGAAGAACTTTTAGAACGTTTGTTATTTAAAGTTAGGCAACCAGCTACAAGCGGAAATAAAAATCATTATGTTATATGGGCAACAAATGTTGAGGGTGTAGGTGGAGTAAAAGTATTGCCACTTTGGAACGGTAACGGCACTGTAAAAGTAATAATCACTGACGCTAAAAATGAAATAGCGAGCGAAGATTTGATTGCAAAAGTACAAAACTATATTGATGAGCAAAGACCGATAGGTGCGACCATAACTGTGGTCAGCCCGAAACCGCTGAATATAGATATAAGTTTAAAAGTAACGAAAGGTAGCGGCAATATCGACGGTATTAAAAATGCTGTAAACGATTTTTTTAAAACAACTGCATTTAATAGTGAATACGTATCTTATGCACAGGTCGGCAAAGTTATATTGGAAAAAACGGCGACAGGCGTACAAGATTATAGCGATTTGACGCTTAATAATAAGGCAGAAAATATTGCACTTACTGATGAACAGCTTCCGACTGTAGGGCAGGTGTATTTAATTGAATGATATATGGCTTAGACAAAATAAGGTAAGTATTTTGAAATATTTACCTTATTTTTTGTCTAAAGATATTCGCTATAAAACAACAAATAATACTTGTGATATAGAGCATGAAAATATACGACTTATAATTAACGATTTACTAAATCAGTTATTTATAGATACAGCAACATGGGGACTTAATTATTTCGAGGAATTTTTAAATATTATTCCCAAAAAAGATGATGATTATAAGGCGCGCCGTACACGCATAAAAATCTTATTAAATGCGCATGATGTATCTACAATTAAATTTATGACGGATTTAGCAAATAAATTTTTGACGGATAATTCAGCTAAGATAATTGAACATAACTCTGAATACTGGTTTGAAGTGTTTTTTAATATAGACGGACTTATATCTTTAGAAGATTTAAGAGCGGCTATAGAACTATATAAACCGGCACATTTAGGATTTAAAATTGTTTTTTATATATTGAGTAAAATTTTAACAAGCCATAAGGCAAGTATTACCCAATATGTAAACGCCAACCATAATTTTTGGAATTTAGGCACGGCAGAAAAGACTTATTGGGACGGTGTCTGGTGCTGGGACGGCAGTATTGACTGGTCCGGTATAAAACCGGATGCTAAATACAAAGAAAGACAGTCTCATATTGCGCAGATTTTAACTAAAGTTAATTCTGCATATATTTTTAATACAGGGCAAAGCGCAGATATAACGTATAAAATAACATCTAAGCACAGACTTTTAACAAGCCATAAAGCAGGCAGTATTTATTATGTAGATATAGACTTAAAACAAAACATTGAACACAGGGCACTAAATACAGGTAAAATTAATGCTATGCAGAGCCGAACCACAGGGAACGTAAAAAACCTATGGGACGGCTCTTTTTGTTGGGACGGCAGCCACGCATGGGAGGGAGACTATTCCCTGCAAAATGCACAGATGGAAAACCTGTGCACCTATTACAGCACAGATAAAAATGGAAACATTAGGAAGGGAACGTTTGAAAGATTATGAGCAATACACAAAATATTAATCCGAAGCAGAGTTTGAGTATAAATGGAGAACCGGCACTGCTGGCAGAATTTAATCAGGATACTTTTTTACAATCCAATAAGAAGACTACAACCGATTATAGAGCGGCATTTGCACAGGCAATCGGGACGACAGGTACTATTGCAAAAATAGTAAAAATGGCGTTTGGTACAGCAGGAGAGGTCGACGAACAAGGCAACCCTGCACCACCTAGTGATAATGGTAACTTAAACAACGTTGTTTTAACCAAAGATATTACCTCTGTAACCTATCCTGTAGAAACAAGCGTCTGCTTCGAAGCTGAAATAAAAGCCGGAGATTATACCGGCGATATAAATGAAGTAGCATTGATAGATGAAGAAGAGCGCACCGCTGCAAAGATGAGGCTTTTAACCAGCAAAGGTATAGATGCGGAAAGCGGCGCGGTATTCCGCTGGACAATAGAATTTTAAAGATGAGGTGATAATTTGAACGCTGAAGAATTAAAAACAGAGTTCGGGCTTGAGTTCCCGACAGAAATAGACGGCTACAAGCGACCTGCTGAACCACTAGAGAGCGGGCATGACTGGTTTACGGAAATCCCGCAGTTAATTGCAAAAGATAAAGTGTTGTACACCGGCATGAACTTAATCCTTAGTGCACTTTTAAGCAATGAAAAACTGCTTAAACAGTGGCATGATACCTTACAAAACGTAGTAAATGCACAAGACTGGCGTGTAGTTACGGACAGTTTAAAGGGCTATATGACGCCAGAGCTGAAGAAAAAGCTGGACGGCATAGCAGCAGGCGCAAACAACTATGTACACCCTTCCACTCACCCGGCGACCATGATTACACAAGACGCAACACACCGCTTCGTATCTGATACTGAAAAAAATACATGGAATGGCAAAGCAAGTACCGCTGTCGTATCTACTAGTGCAAACGGGCTTGCACCGAAAAGAGACGGCAATGCAAGCCATTTTTTAGCGGGAGACGGAACGTGGAAAGCAGTTCCGTCCGCGTCCAGCGCGGCAAGTGCCACTAAGGCAACGCAAGATAGCCGTGGGCAACAGATAGATACAACTTATATAAAAGGAGTTACAGGAAGCAATGCCACGCTTACAGTAACCAAAGGTAACGGCTCTACAAGTAAAGTAACTGTTAATAATGTTGCCAATGCCACCAATGCAAATGTAGTTACGGAAAAAGCCATAACAGGAAATACACTTGCTAGCGCATTACCTGTCGGCATGACATGGAGTAAAGTTTATAATAATGGCTTTCCATGTGCTTATGGTAATTGCTTATCTATTAGAGGAGCTGGCGCAATACAAATTGTTACGGAATGGAGCAGCGGTGATGCTACACCTGCTAATATGTATTACAGAAATGCCAGAGACAGTAGTATTGATAAATGGAGTGGATGGAGAACTGTTGCCCATACAGGTGGAACAATCTCCAACGCCACTACAGCAAGCAAATTAGGAACGGGAACAGTGGGTAGCGGCGTAAAGCCGATTTATTTAAATGCAGGTTCACCGGCGGCAAGCGGAAGCACCGTCGGTAGTGCGAACAAACCTGTATACATGAACGCTGGGACGATATCTCAGTGCAGTATTGATTTATCTACATTAGCACCAAAAGCAAGTCCCGCACTTACAGGAAGCCCAACCGCACCGACGCAAGGTACTTCGGACAACAGTACTAAAATCGCTACAACCGCATTTGTGCGAAATCTTATCAATCAACTCAAAAATGATGGTACACTTGGTGGTATTGTAGGTGGTAGCTTAAGTCAAAACGGTTGGGCTAAATTTTCAAATGGTCTAATTCTACAATGGGGAAGTGGTGGTAAGGGAACAAAAACTTTGCCAATAGTTTATACAAAATGGTATATTCCTGTTGTTGCATATGGTAATAATATAAATTGGCAACCAGAAAATTCAGCTGTTACAGCTTATAAAGTTTCGCTATCTCAATTAAATATTTGGGCTAAAGAGGGTTCTAATTTTTGGTTTATTACTGTAGGTATTTAATTAACAATGGGGATATAACAATGGACAAGGAAGTTATTCTCGTAAAGTATATTCATTCCCTGTAGCATATTCTTCTGCTGTATATATGATATCGGCTAATCCTAAGGGAAATGTGGGTACAGGAGCAACAAAAAATGCTCATTCAGCAAATGTAGAAAGTTTATCTCAATTCTCTATTTCTGTTGGCGAACATAGTAGTATGTTTTGGTTTTCTATAGGCAAATAAAAAAACAATGGGGATATACTTCTAACGGTAATAGGGAAGTTACTATAACGTTCCCTATTAACTTTAATAATATATTTATAGCTTTGCCAGTTATTATTGCTGGAGGAAACAATGCTTATGCAAACTGTATAAAGAGTTATTCAAAAACTAGTATAAAAATAGGGGATAGTGGTTGTAGTGGACATTTTTGGTTTGCAATAGGAAATTAATTTCCTATTGCAATATAGCCTAAATGTACTCTTTGTGTATTACTAGACCACTCTTCAAATTTAACGGTGCAATTTGTTAGTGTTTTAGCATAAGCCCAGCATACGCAACCAGCCCAACTACCGTACATTACCGGTAAGACAATAAAACAGTTTTTAGAAAATGCTACAGGGAAATTAAAACTTTTAGATAAACTAGGAGAAATATCATAATCGCTAGTAGTATCAAATCCCCATTGTTCAACCTCAACAATGGGGAAGAAGTACAAAAACAAGTGTTACATTTCCTATTGCTTTCCCAAACAATTGTTTTACTGCTATAGGTATGTTGGTGCGAGGTAGTAAAGGTGAAGTATCCATGAATCAGCCAACTAAAACCGGTGTGCAATTCAACAGCTATGAGGACCCGTGGAATTGGATTGCAATAGGAAATTAGTTACTTGCCTAAAGCAATATAACAGTAAATATCACTACTTTGCCCACTACGTTGTTCTATTTTAAAACTGGAATTATTTCTTGATTGTATTTCAACATCAAAAATACCTCCATCTACTATTGTATAAAGAGAATTAAACGTTATTGGAAAATTTAAAGTATAAAATCCTGTGCCATTGATTATATTAATACTTCCCCATTGTTGAGGTTGAACAATGGGGAATCATTTCAAATGTACAACAATCTATAACAATAAAATTCCCAATATCATTTGTAAGTAATACATTTTCGATAACAGCCTCTCATGCTACATCACAATATGAAGATTTAGTAATTACTTCATTTTCTAAAAGTGAAGCAATTTTTAATGGTAGAGGTGTACAACAAGGACAAACAAGATATATTGTAGTAGGAATTTAATTTATTTACCTAATGCCATAAAATATCCACTACTTTTCTTATTATCACAGACATAATTAAATGCTGTTTTAGATAAAGAATAAACATTGCATGATTTACTTTGTGTGGAATTAGCATTTACGGTTAGAAAGACTGCGAAACATGTTTCATTGAAAGCAACCGGAAATGTTTTACTGTTGTTTTCTGTCGATACAGTTCCCCATTGTTTATATACCTATACCTAATATATTTCTTGTCCCGTATTGGGAACAATATTGAAAAGATGTGTTATTTACATTTCGTAAACCTCTAACATCTGCATCTGTACCTCGCCCGGAATTAAATATGTTAGCATCTACAGCCACAAAAATAGTATTAAAAGCAATGGGCCATGTTTTTGAATAATACACTTCACCACCACTATCACGATTTGAACCAACTCCCCATTGTCGAAAATCTGAACAACAGTTGTATATAGAAAAAAATAAAGTGGTTTGCTATTGGAAAATAATTATTTACCTATTGCTATATAATTAACGGGTTTTGTTCCATCATTTGAATACAACTGAACTTGTTTTGTGTTCCAATTACAAGCACCACAGGAATTTCCATCTTTTGCACCATATCCATTTCCTTTTCCATTTGTAACAACCTGATAACATGCTGAAGGAAAAGCAATAGGAAAACTATACCATGAAGGATTTGCTCCATCATATCCATCGCCACTTCCCCATTGTTTATTATCTCAACAATGGGGAAGTTATCCTAACAATGGTGGCAATATAACGTATCCTGTCTCCTTTACAACTAAAGTTTTTGTTATAACAAGTACATCTGCATTAGATAATGCTAGTACTAATTTAAGTAATCTAACATATTGGCATACTACAGATACTAATGCTGGTACTCCCTTTAAAGTAAATGGCTGGTATATAGCAATAGGAAAATAACTACTTACCTATTGCTATATAACATACAGGAATTCCATATAAATAATTAAATGAATTAAGTTGTTTTGCACTCATGTGGTGTCCAGAATTTGCACTATCATTATTATCTATGCCTGATGCTAATATAACTGAAAAAGAAGTATAACTTATAGGCAATGTTATTTGTCGTCTTGTTGCAGTCCTATTATCATATCCCCATTGTTGAGATAATAAACAATGGGGAAGTGGCGATGGATATGATGGAGCAAA